ATAAGGTAAGTTACCTTTAGCTTGCTCATCCATTAGATCAGCTATATAAACAGCTACATCTTCGATAGTATTTAATAATCCTCTGTCTGCATATAAGAAATGACCTTCATAATCAGTAACGTTACCGTTAGCATCTTTTACTTCGTCAAATTGTAATCCCATCTCTTTAGCATGTTCCCAAGACCATTTCATCTCGGTTACTATAAAGACTGGGAGAATGCCCAGTTTTTGAGCATTCACCGCAGCTTCTATCAGGGCAGTAGTTTTGCCCGTATCACTATGTCCTCTCAGAAGAGTGATATGTCCGGTGGGAATACCGGGGAGGGAAGTAATGTCCTGAAAAGCTTTAGATAAAGGAATCCATCCTTGTTCTTTAAACTTAACAGACGCATTAGAAAATCCTTTCTTATTCTTAAAATTGCTTAAATTAAACGACTTTCGAACATTCGCAGTCGCTCTTGCCTGTACTTCTTTCTTTTTTGCCATACTTATTCGTTAAAAAGGTCGTCAAATTTACTTACTGTATCCTTGTTACCAGTTGTTGCAGTTTCTAGAGTAAAGTCTTTCTTTACTGGTGCTTCAGCTTTAGCTGGAGTGTCTTCTGCAGAACCAGGGTTAAGGTGGTTTTGAAGTTGCTTTTTAATGAAATCGTAATCATACTGAGTATGTACATCAGAAGGGTCTGGTTGAGTTTTTAACCATGTTTCTACCTGATTATTATCGTTAGATAACGCAGTTTGTTTAGGTTTGATTCTAACTGATGTTTCAGGGTAAGGGTTTCCTTGTTGTTGTTCTACAACTAAATCCCAGCCGTTAATTACATCCGTAATGTCACCAATGTCTTCATCAGCGATTAGAGCTAATAAAGCTTTGTATATTGTGATCCCGAATCCCCATAATCTAACACCCTTTTCTTCTTCTCCTCTTACCACTACTGGTGCAAAGATTCTAGTTTTAGGTGAAATTTTACCGGCCAATGACCAGTTGTCTCTGTCAGAAGTTTTTCTTAGTTCTTTTACAAACTCTTCTACAGGGTCTTGTTTACCAAAATTAGACAAAGCAACCATAGGGTATTTTCCAATACCGTAATGAAACTTTAGCTCTTTAAAAGGCATAGTAGGATCATAAAACGAAGGTACTAACCTTACAGTTTGTTTTCCTAATTGTGGTTTCCAAAAAATTGTTGAGTAGTCAGTCTTTTCTCTTTGCTGACCGCTGTTGTTCAAGGCATCTAGCTTAGCCTTAATAGCATTTAAATCCATATAACTAATTTTAATTAATAACTTTATATTAATATAAGAAAAATAAAATTAACGAGCAACTATAACTCAATTATTTTATATAACTTAGTATTAATTCTTTTTAAATCTGGTCCTTTTGTAAGAAGTACACAATTTCTAAAATCTGGCCAGTTAATTCTGTAAGAGGTATCTAATTGTCCGCCGTTAAGCTCTTTAATAAGTGTATTAAGAGCATTAATTGTGTAAAGGGTGTTGGATTCTTTTTTTCTATGTACAAGTATAGTATTTTCAAGAAACGTTCCTACATTACCGAAATCTACATTATATGTACATATGTATTCGTTTAAACTTTTCGAATACAGTACAAATATTTTATTGTAAATGATGTTGTAGCGCTCTTGAATATTCTCTAAAACAGGCTCAAGCGTTTCTTCTGTAGCGAAAGTACAGAATAATTTATTACTCATATCTTCATTTAATGTTATAGGGTCGATGTCATAGTCGAACCTACTTTCTGCAACCATTGTCATTTGTTATAAATATTAAAGTGTTTCACAAACATAAATCTTTAGAGTATTTAAATTTTACCGGGTACTTGTTACCTGATTCTAAAATTATTTTTAACTCTTCTAAAGTGTCCTTCCCATCCTCCTTACTGAAGTCAAAAAGTAACGCATCGTAAGTATAGAGTACTACCTTTGTTTTTTTATTTTGTAGATACCTAAGTACTTCTTTTAAGATAGTAATATTTCTTGAAGTTTCCAACGATTGCATTAAATAGTTCATTAATTTTTGAGGATTCATATCTTTAAGTTCCTCGGTGAATGGCTTATTTGATGTAGGATTATTTACTTCTCCTATAGCTTCATACTTGATCCACAACGAGTTAATAAACTCTTGGATCTTTACAAAAATATCAACATCTTTATACTCTTGCGGTATTCTGCCGTATAAAGCATGAAAATTTATTTGTTTTGCTTTAGAGTACTCTTCGTCACCTATAACAGATTTCTTAAAATACTTTTTAGCAAGCTGCATATGTGCTGATTCCTCAGTTAATTCGTAGCCTAATTGTTCACAAAGAAGTCTAACATGATATCCGTCAAAATCAAATTCAACAAAAAAATCATTTTGTGGTTTAAAGCTTTTTCGGTGTTTATCTGTTTTAGGTATAGCAGCATAGTTTACTGAATTAAAAGCATTGGTAGGTCTAGAAGTAATATTATATAAATTGTAGTAACTATATGTAATATCGTCAATTATATTATATTTAGGGTTTCTAGGTGTGAACATCTCTTCAAATTGTTCTTTAAAAATACCTATACCTGATTGTTCTAATAAAAAGAATACATTAGTTGCTGTATTATTATAAAAATCGAATCCATTTGGTATATCTAAACTAATTACATCTTTAACTGTATGGTATATGCTTTCGCTTGCTTCATATAACTTAGATATGGGAATAAGTTTATTTGTTATGCTAATATCCTTAAATTTATTATAGAATATATTGATATAAGAAAAATCTCTTGAATACTCTAATCTATCGAACTTAACCATCGAGTAAAGTAGGGATAAATCAGTTGCTCCCTGTAGATTAAAGTGATAGAGTAGTTGCTTTTTATCTAACGTATAAAGTGTAGTAAAAGCTTTCAACAGTTCGTAGACACGTTGTTTGTCTACATTTAAACCTTCATCGTGATCTATAGGTATAATAAAACCGTGTTTAGAGTTTATAGGTCTAATATAGACTGCTACAGTATCTGTTAATTTTGGGTGATAGTAGAAGCTGGTTGGTATAATATCTACATACCCTCCTAGTCTACCTAATGATTGTAACCGATCTAATTGAGTATCTGTCTCAATAATATAAAACATACATAACCTTTTATATAATATAAGATTATTTCTTTAGACTACAAACTGTCTGTAATTATTTACTATTTGTGATAAACCTTTTATTGTTTTTTCACCTTTTAGCACAGTTTCTTTGTTTTGTGAAGTAGCTCCAAAGTAAATATAAGGTCCTTTATTTATATCTCCAACTGGTCCTTTAATAATCCAGTCTAATTTTAATGTTACTGCATAGTTTACTGATTCAAATCTATTATAATTTTTTCGATTTGCTTCTATAATTGCATTTGTCCTTCTATCTTGTACAAAATACCTTTTAAATTTACCAATTTCGTAATCTCTGTCGGTAGGTTTTATATAATCGTTTTTAAGTACTAAAGGAGATTCATCACCGGTATCTGCTGATCTAAGATCTTGGAGTTGAGTTGTGTTACTTGTAAACTTTTTTCCTTTATATACTTCTCCAGAAAAAGACTCTATAAATGGGCCTATGTATTCTGATCCATCTGCGTTGAATAGTTCACCTCCTTTTGTGTGTTTAACGTTATATTTCGATTTTGGTAAGTACATATTAATTAAAGGTAAAGTGCCAGTGGCCGCCAGTAGCGTGACCTGTTGGTGTCTTATATTCGTTTAAAAAGTTAACTAAGCCTGATTCTACCATACCTGCAATAATACCTTCCACTATAGCAGAAGCTTTTTCTACTTGCTCAGTAGTTGCAGTTTGCTGTATAGCTAAATCTAAAGCTCTTCCTTTCCTGTGGAAAGTTGACTTTGGTGGAATAGGGTTAAGTATATGGAAAAAATCGTGACCACCGGTCCATCTAAAGTGTAAGTCTTTTATACCCTCTTCGGAGAGTTTCCGCTGTATATTACTCATTATTACCTGTCCTCTATTAGCTGTAACTTTCTCAATATCTTCCCCACTTGAAGTTAATTCATATCCTTTTTCAGAAAAATTAGGCTTAGTTGCAATTATTTTTCTAAGTTCTGTAGCATTTGGAAATAAACTTTCATCGTCTTGATCTACTGCTAGTATATCTTGTATCAATTTTATTCTATCTGTAATTGGGTTCTTTACTACGACTGTCTCATTATATTGAGCTGTAATCATCATTAAAGCGGATATAGAGGTAATCCATTGATTGTTTTCGATTTTATTATCTAAACCTGTAATAGTAAAACTAACATTGCCATTATATCTTGAAGGCAATAAACCAGGTCCAAGCTTAAATACATCTGTTATTCTAAAACCTGATATTCCTAATATATCAAAGCTAAGTTGTATCGGTAGTATGCCGGGAGGGTTAGTTTTTTTAGTAATTATTTCATTTTTATATAATAATATCATTACTGCTTGGTGAGCAGGTTTAAGTTTTGCTATTGAAGCTGTTGGTAAGGTATTTTTTTTATTAATAGCATTATAATATGCGGAAATATCTAATATATGATTATATAATTTATTTTCTTCAGCTGCTCGCTGTTGGGCATTATCTGAATTAATATTGTCTAGAGATCTTTGTGGTACAATTCTATCTCTTACGTTATCATAAAAATTAGTAAAACTAAATATGTCTTCTGTAAGACTACTACCGCCTGCAGATGCTGCTATAGCTATCAGGTTACTAGCATTAGAAGGTATATTACTTGATACCGATATATTAGTGGTGAGTCCTTTAAGTCCTACTAGATCTAAAGTAAAACCAATTTCATTATTTTTTGGTGTTATTTTTCTATCAACAATATAGTACCTTTGATCTTCTTCGAATAAATCTAAATCATTTATATTTCCAAGAGTAGAGTTTATAGAATCAAGCAAACTTCTCAACATATCGTATATGTTAATATCTTTATTCTTATTGTTTTCCAAAATCTCTGAGTACATATTTTTTAAAAATGAAACATTTATTAAAAGATTTAGTAAATCATCTGTGTTTCCTTTTATGCAGTTATGTACTCCTTGTGAAGATGCTACATTTAGTTTTAGT